TTATCATTTATATTAGTTTTAATTTTTTGTGCTTCAAACAAATATTCATTTATATTTTTTGATATAATATTTCTTAATTTCATAATTGTAAGTATTTTAATATATATATTTAAAAACCCAAAAAAAAACCCCCACCTCAAAGCTGAAGTGGGGGGTTGTTGTAAAATTCCATCATTATAAACCATTATGGTATTTAATGTTGGTTATATCTATCATTAAGTGAATTAACCCCCCCTACCTCCATTGTGGGGTATTTTAATTTTACCCAAATTGGATTAACAAATTAATTTTAATATATTTATGCAAAACATAAAACATAGAAAAAATGAAAGATTTAATTTGCATATCAGCATATTGTCCAACAGAAGAACAAGAAATTATATTAGAGAGATGTGTGGATTCTGTTAGAAGGTACGGATTTCACATTGTTTTAATATCTCATTCACACATCCCAATTCATATTCAGAAAAAATGTCATTATTATTTATATGATTATAATAATGATATATCTGATAATCCAAACCTTCTTGGATTTTCTTACTATACATTTGATAATAAAAAGATAGTATCTAAATTTTTCTCAAAAACATTTTATGGGTTTGCTATTTACCGTATGCTTTCAATGGCAGCCCAGATAGCTTTAAATTTTGGCTATGAAAACATGCACCATATGGAATACGATTGCGAATTATTAGATAAGGATTTAATTATTAAAAATAGCAAGCTTCTGGACGAGTATGATACTATTTTTTACACCAAAGATGGAAAAGACCCAGAAGAAAGTGGATTTATTCTTGGATGTTTTAAATCTTTTAAGGTGAAATCATTACCAGACAATTTTAAAAAATATAATAGGGATTTCATAGAAAATGAAATGCACTCTTTTCAATTATTATATCTGGAAAATTTTACAAAAAAACTTTTTATTGAATCAGGAAATAAAATCTTCTTTTCTGAGTTGCCAAGCAAAGATTTACTTAAAATAGGAGACCAGTTATATCATAGGAATTTACATTGGACCCTTTATTATAATGACGAAGATAAAAATTTAAATATATTCTATAGAGAAATAGGAAATACCCCAGAAAAAATTTCAATAATTGTAAACAGAGAAAGAATAGTCAATATACAGACATCTCCAGGAGTTTGGAATATTAGATCATTAGGCATTTTTGATGAGATACACCATGTTAGAGTAGACAACGACAAGAAAATAGTCTATGAAAAATTGTTTGATTCTGAATCCAGAGAAAAATTTAAGATGTTATCTTTCATTTTATAATTCTGCAAAGATTCTGTACATTTGTGAAGTTGAAAGTAGGTATGTTTATGGGTGTTCACAGATTGTAGAATATATTATTTATGAGGATTAACCCCCCACCCAACTTCTACATTGAGGGGGGGGTTGTGTTGTGTTTTTCCATCATTAATAACCATTATAGTATTTAATGTTGGTTATATCCATCATTATACGTCTTCAAATGAAGCACCAGTAGGGGTTATCACAAATTCAAGGCTAATAAACTCAAGAGACCTTGTAGGTTTAATATATATTTTTCCACTCATTGTATTTCTATCAATATCCTCTGGGTCATTTGAAACCGTAACACGGAAATCAGTTAAACCACGATCCCTTCTAATACCATCTAAGATTGGGTTTACCGTATCCAAAAACTGTTGACGTACTATCTGGTCATTTTGTTCAAAAAGAAGCCTCACAGCAACCGCAGAGATTAATTTACGTGCTTGCAATAACAACCTACGAACATTAATTCTGTTTAATGCTGATTCTCTAACTTGCAATGTTTTATTTCCCCAAATCACAGTATTCACATCAGAGAATGTTGCAATTGGATTTATTCTTCCTTGATATAAAGTATCTCTATCATCTTGTGTTAACTTTAATCTTGCTTTAACTGAATTAACTAAACCCCTATTATAACCTGCTGATGCAAACCAGGGGAATGCCACATTGTCAGTTAATGCCAAGTTTCTACAAACTTCTGCTGTTGGTGGAATATAAACTTGGGTATTATTTGCTTGGTCTCTAACCAAAATCCAAGGGTAATATGTTGCAGTATAATTTGAATCAATATTTGTTTCCTCCAAAGAAACAATTGATTCTTGGGGATAAATAACATTGTTCACATCAGTTGTTAATAAATTTGCATCAGGTGTTGTAACAATATAAATTGAATCTGCTCTATCACTTTCAACCATATCAATGGCATTTTCAACCAAATTACTATTATTAATATAATCAATACCTGGTGTAACAAAGATATTTATATTTGTTGATTCTGGATTTTTATATGTTAAAATTCCCTTAAAATATGCATAATAGTCTGTTGTTGCAAAATCAATTGTTCCATCACCTTCTGTAATTTCTTTAAATGTTCCTTGACCTGTTGCAGCTGCATATTTGCCTGAAATGGATAACGCACCCCTCATATAATCCACACCACCAATTTGGTATGTATCTCCATTTGTTCTTCTTTCAGAATAAACATCCCATCCATCAAAACCACCCTCAAATAATAAAGTGAACTTTCTTGAATATAGGTAATAATATGGATTTGAATTTGTTTCTGGCTCTGAATTAAAACTTCCACTACCAACCTCAAATGCTGTTTGACCACTTGTTGTATAACTATTTGCTATTGTAACAACTGTTGCACCTGAATCCATATGGAAACCTTTTGTTACCACATTCCATTCTGAACTATCAGAAATAATACTTGCTGGATTTTGTTTACCCTTATAGTTTAATAAAGAATTATCATATCCATAATTTGTTGAAAATCCAAGATATGTTCTTTTTATATTGTCAGCAGATACAGCATTTGATGCTGCAAATGGTTCATTGTTAACAACCTCATTATTAAAATAATATCTTGTCTTATATAATAAATTTGGTGTTAATGCGTCATTATACTTTCTGTGTGGGTATCCCATAAATCCACAAGGAATTGCATCAGATGGAAATTCATCACCCATTTCAAGCATAATATATTTTGAAACCAAATTATATTTGCCATCACTTGTTCCAATCTTCTTTCCAATGAAACTATTTTGTAATTCATCTAATGTGCAATTTGTATATTTCTCCAATACAACTGGTGCTGAATCTGAATCATAATAACTTCTAACCAATACATCAAATGTTCTATTCTTAAATGACATATTAATAATTGAAACCTTAACTTCAGTATTTGCTGAATTGCCATCAGATATTGAAATGAACTTGAATAAGTTATAAACTTTATTTCCTCTCAATTCAGAAACAACAAATGGTGTTTTTGGTGATTGATATTTTTCAAGATACCACCCAATTGATGTAGTACTACCACTTCTTGCTGATGGCAAATAAGTTAAATTAGTTTTTAATCCTTTAATATAACCAAGTCTATAAGCCTGATTTAATAAGGTTGGATAATGCTCCTCAACAAAAATTGGCACATCATTTCTATCCTTGCCAAAATTATCTACTCCCAATACATTTGCAATATAATTTGAATTGGTATTTTTTAATGATACATTAAATGTGTAATTATTGTTTGATGTTGTTTTTCCACTTAAAACAAAATTACCAAATGGTGTCTCACTTATAGTTGTACTATTATTTGTATCAATAGTTAATGCACTTAAACTATAAATCTGACCATGATTTGTGGAAGAATAACTTGTTATTCCTCTTGACCTAATTGTTGCCACAACCATATCATTATAATCTGTATATGCTGTTCCAGTGAATGTATAAGTGTTACCAATTACTGTTCCAGTGAATGAACCACTTGAAACATTAAAATTAGATGTGTTGTAATAAAATGAATAACCTGTATAATCATTCCCAGAATTAGAAAATGTTGCATAATACCACAAATCATTTTCATTGGCTGGCTTACCATCACTACCCAAAGGAATTGTTGTTCCAAAATAATTATATTCAGTTAATCCAGATTTTGTTGAACCTGTGATTGAATTATACACAGATACTGGTAATGAACCATAAGTTGATGTTTGACCAGTTAATGAAGTTGATAAAGCCACATCATTTGCAAATGTCTTTAAATCATCATAGAATGTTGATGTTGAACCATTGCTTGTTGTATAAGTATCACCAGAAAATAATGATCCACTTATACCATTTGGATACGTAGCACTTGTTATTACAAATGTCCCAGTTGTTCCAGTTGTTCCAGTAAATGTTATTGAGATAGATGAACCAACACCAGTTCCACCGGTTAAACCAACAGTTGAATGATTAACATTTGCAATTGTTGTTATTGACCAAGATGGGCCAGCATCATAACCAGATAATCCCAATACTCTTGTAACATACATTTGATTTGATTGCTGCAAATATGACTTGGCAATATATGCAGATTCATATTTTGGTATTTGTGTGTTTATATACTTCTCAGGTGATGTTCCACCAAAATAAGTTTGAAATTCATCATAACTTGTAATGAATATAGGCTCAAATGCAGGACCTTTAATTGTTTCACCGACCATTCCTAATGTGGTTACACCAATACTCTGGGAAACAAACGTTAAATCTGTTTCAGAAGTGTATACACCAGGGGATACGAATACTTTTTGATTTGCCATTGTTATTTTTTATTTATTCATATAAATATCTAAAAAATAATCAAAAACTATTATTCCTTTATTAATCTAATTGGAAACCCATCTTTTTTCCACATACCACCTTTACCAAACTCATTTCCTGAAAATAAAAATAAGTATTTGCATAAATTTTCATCAATTGACTCTGGTATAAAAAATGCACATAATAAATCTGTTGCATAATTTCCATCCATATGCCTAAACCCTATTGGCGTTGCATTGAAACCAACCTCATTTGTCCCACCAAAATTTTGTGTAATTATTTGACCTGTTTCAAAATTATGAACTTCATTTAACCAGCCATCAATACTCTTTAATTTATATCCAGCATTATCCTTACCACCAAGATGATTTATTAAAATGTCCCAATCATTCTCGGTTGGAATCCTCCAACCCAAGGGTGCAGTATTTCTTGAATCAATTATTGCCCAATAATTATATAAATAATTATTGTTTTCATTTATGCAATAGGCTGGTGATGTCAATTCACTCCATTCATTCCTATTTGGTACAAATGGAATATCATCACCATTCCTAAATTTTGTTATTGTTACATTTTCTTTAGCCCATATTTGAAGCCCAATTTTAATTTCACTCATATTAACTTATTTTAGTGTACCTGTAATATATTGTTTGAGTTGGTGTTTATGTTTGAGTTGGTGTAATAGTGTTAGTAGGTGTTATTGTTTGAGTTGGTGTAATAGTTGGTGTAATAGTGTTAGTAGGGGTCACAGTTGGTGTTGGTGTTGGATCAACTACTTCTGGAATAATTAAATCATAACTTGTAAGGTAGTTTGGAACATATAGAGTATATAGTCCACTTAATTTACTTGTTTCAGGTCTTGGGTAAACATCAAAAGGGATAACTTTTTCGCCAATAATATAAGTGATATTGTTTTGTAGTAATGTTACAAAAACAATTTCTCCACTCAAATTTAGGCTTGTTATCCTTAATGCTGATGCCATATTAAATTATCTCATAAGTTAAATCATTTATTGGTAAGTTTGAACTTATTGGTATATTTGATACTTGGTTTTGAATTTCAGTTTCAAATACTTGGCTAATTCTATTTATTGCTGGTTTCACCTCAAATTCTTCTTCATCAATTAAAAAACCCAACATTGTGAAATCATAAGATTGAATATAGAATTTTCTGCTATCAGTATTAATTTGTGATTCATCTGATATATTGGTTGAAATGATTGGTATATAATGTCCATTGATTGTTGCATATGCTTGTTTAGATGAGAATTTTTGCAACACTTTTGTATTGAATTTATTCAAATCTCTAATTCTATTTGTAATTATTTTAACACTAAAATTTATATCAATTGGTACAGGTTGTGGAATTGAATAAATATCAAATCCATTTCTTTGTCCATCCCATGTTGGTACGCTTGCAAAATAAAATGGTTTTCTATTTGGTATTGTATATTGTGTTGCTGGGTTTGTTCCATATTTGGAATCATTCATTCTTACCAATGTGATAAATGGTGGAACTGGATTATTATCTTCATCAATGAAAGTCCAAGTTTCAGTATATTGAGACCAATTTTGAGTGCTAATTATTTTTTCAACAAGTGGAATTATTTTACCCCCACTTAAAATTTGCAAATCATTTTTAACAAATTCAAGCATACCTTTATCAAGATCCTCATGTAATAAAGATTTTGGTAAATATGTCCCATTGTCAATGATATTATCCAACAACTCTTCTCTTCTATCTAATAGAGTTTTATCATATACAATATCCAGATTTGTTTTTATTTTTTTGGGTAATGTCATATTATTTTTCTTCGTTATCGTGGCCACATTTATGACATATATATGGATCATTGCCGCCATCTGCCAATTTCCAAGACCATTCACAATTGTTGCAAATTACTTTTTTATTTGTAACAATTTCTGTGATTTTATTTAATTGTACTTCTGTAACTATAATTTTCATTATTTTCCTCTAAATTCATCTTTATTAACAAATGTGGCTATAATAGTTCTATAGAATGGTTTATAACCAGCATATGTATGTTTATTATCCATATTAACAATTCCATCATCATTAACAGAATAGTATCTAACTTTATCTTCTGTCACATAATAAGCCAAATAATCACCTTTTAATATTTCAACATTTAAATCATCCAATTGCTTTTGGTATAATGATAATTTAAGATTACCAGGTTCTTTTTGTTCAATTTTGGAATTACCCAATTGTTTCATTGTTGACTCAACTATTTGAACCAATCCTGTTATTTCAATTGGCGGCATAAAAACAATTCCATCGGTTGGCGATTCACCATAAACATCATCTTTTTTTGTTTTTTTTCTATCAATTCTATATAAAACAATGGTCATATTTAAATCACCACCCATATATTCCATACCCAAATCAATATCCAAATTATAATCATCTGCGCCAAAAAATTTACCAATTCTGGTTATAGGAACTATTTTTGCCATATATATTCTTTTATCTAAAATAAATATCATTTAGTTGATAATTTAACACTTATTTATTATTATTAAATAATATTGATATAAATTATGAACAAAAAAAAGATAAGTGAGGACGAGGCGTTGTTGTTATTAAAATCATATAATGGTCAAAATGATTATTTAAATGGTTTAAGGAATATGGCTTTGGAAAACCCAAATTTTTATTTGACTCCAAGCCAAGTTGAATACATTTCATTATTTAACCAGACAAGACCAAAGATTGCCAGAAAGTGGGTTGACCTTGATATCTATTTTGCAAAAATGATTGCTGATGATAAATTATTAACAAGTGTTCCCCAAAAAATATGGATTGAAAAGTTATTGGTTGAGAAGGAAAAATCATACCACATTCTTGGTAGATTTTTTGATAATGATAGATTAACCCTTTATTGGATTCCAAAAGATGGAATTATTGTGGATAAGACAAATAAAAATGTTGTTATTGATTATGAAAAGTATTCCCATAGAATACCCTTTGAACATCAAAAAGAAGCAATTATAAAATTGCTTGAGAATGATAAATTCATATTAGCAGATGATATGGGTTTGGGTAAAACTAGTTCAGCAATTATTGCCTCAATTGAAGCTAAACCAAGTAAAACTTTAATTATTTGTCCAGCAAGTTTAAAACAAAATTGGAAAAGAGAAATTGAAAATTATTCAAACAAAGAAATTTATATTTGTGAGGGAAAAAAATATGAAGATTCTGCTGACTTTGTAATCATTAATTATGATATTATTAAAAACTTTCATTCATTAAAAACTAAAGAAGAATCTTTAATTCAGAAATCAAAATTTGATTTGGTTATAATTGATGAATGTCATTATATTAAATCCCCCCAAGCATCGAGAACAAAATTGATAAATGATATTTGCAAAGATATTAATAAAATATGGTTATTGACTGGAACGCCATTAACATCAAGACCGATTGATTATTTTAATTTATTATCATTGGTTGATAGCCCCGTATCAAAAAACTGGATGGCCTATGTTAAAAGATACTGTGCTGGATATCAGTTTAGTGTTGGAATGAATAAGGTATGGAATGTGAGCGGTGCGTCAAATTTGGATGAGTTAAGGGAAAGAACGTCACCATTATTATTAAGGCGACTAAAAGAGAATGTATTAGATTTACCAGAAAAAATAATAACACCAATTTATTTAAGATTAAAATCAAAAGAATATGAGGATGTTATGGGGGAGTATTTTGAATGGGTTAAAAATAACCCAAAAGAATCAAAATCTTTGAGTGTTCAATTTTCAAAACTAATGAAAGTTAGACAAATAATTGCAGATGAAAAAATTAAGAGTACTATAGAATTTATTGAGAATACATTGGAGCAAGAGAAAAAGATTATTGTTTTCTCAAATTTCACAAACTCATTAAATAAAATATATGAACATTTTAATAAAATTGCTGTTAAATTAGATGGTAGTTCAACAGCAAAACAAAGACAAGAGAGTGTTGATGAATTTCAAACAAATGATAAGATAAAGGTTTTTGTTGGCAATATAAAAGCAGCTGGCGTTGGTATTACATTGACAAGTGCAAATGTTGTTATCTTTAATGATTTATCCTTTGTTCCAGCAGATCATAGTCAAGCAGAAGATAGGGCATATAGAATTGGACAAAAGAATTCAGTTTCTGTATTATATCCCATATTTGAAAACACCATTGAGGGAATTATATATGATATGTTGGATAGAAAGAAAAAGATAATATCAACTGTTCTTGGGGATAACTTATTTGAAACTGATACTACAGAAGATATTTTAACCCAGATATTAAATATGAAAATAAAAACAAAATAATATTTGTTTTTTGGTTGAATTATTTTACCTTTGCAGAATATTTATTACTTGAAACAAAAAAAAACAAATAAAATGAAATTACACGTAATTAAAACCTCAGATTTACAGAATTTTATCATTGAGAAGCACAAAGAAATTCTGGATGATATGGGTGAATTTGAAAAAAACGGTGCAATTCTTGCACAGAAAATGGAAGTACTAAATTCCAAAATAGAATTGCTAGAAGATTTTACCAAGTTCATTGGTGAGAATGATGATAGTTTTGTATTTGATAATGAGTTTTTTGAAAATGAGTGCCATTAGCACTCATTAAACCATTATACTTCCATGTACTTTGCAATTTCTTTCCTCTAATTTTGCTTGTATTTCTTTTACATTATAACGACCTAATGGTGAATTCCTTAACCAAATAGTACCGTTTACAATCATTCCTTGGGGAAATTCTTTTATTCCAGACTTCTGAAGATGTAATTCTCCCCCAACATATAAGTTATCTGGTAAATATTTTAAATCCTTGCAATCATATAAATATAAATCATCACCAACTATAAGTTTTTCTGGTAATTCTGTTATTGTTGAATAACTTAAATCTAATTGTTCAGTGACTTCTAAAATTTTTGGCAATTTAGTTATCAATTCACCATACAACTCTAATGCTCCCTTGTGATAATACTTTTCAGGCATTGACTCAATGTTATGCAATAATATCCATTTTAATGATGATTTATCTTCCTCTGATTTTAGGAAATCCATTATTCTTTTAATTGTTGTTTTATCCATTATCTTCTCTTATTATATCCCTATTTATATAACCATCTGGTTCTATCATACTTAATATGGTTTCATCTGAAAGTTTTGCTAATGGGCTATTTGTAATAGATAAATCACGATCAACTTGTAAGCCTTTTGGTAATGTGTTTATCATTGTGTAATCTAAATACAAATCCCAACCAACTTGTAGTCCTTCTGGTAATGAGGTTATTTTTGTATTGTATAGACTTAAATAGCCACCAACTTTCAAATTGTTAGGTAGTGAAGTCAAGTCTGTACAATAAGCCAAATCCAAACCACCATCAACATTTAAGTCTTTTGGTAATGATTTTATTTTTAAAGCGACTAAATTAAAATCACCACCAACATATAAACCTTTTGGGATTTGTTTTATACTTGTACCTTCCAAATTCAACTCACCGCCAACATATAAATTATCTGGTAAAGATTTTAATCTTTTACAACTTTTTAAATTCAAATCACCCTCTACTTTTAATCCTTCTGGTATGTAAGTTATATTTTCTTCAAATAAATCCAAATCACCTTTAATGTTTAATTCATCATCTGTAAATGTTTCATTATTCATTAATTTCCAAACAAATGGTTTATTTTTATTCTCTTTTTCTTCAAGGAAATTAAGTATGTTTTTTAGTTGTTCTTTTTCCATTATATTTTTAATTTAAATCAATCATCATTATCAAATGCGTTATAGTCATCATATGGATCATAGTCATCAGCAAGTATCATACCTTTTATAAACCCAGGGTAAATAATTTTCTTTACTCTGTCCTCAATATCTTCAAAACGGTGTCCAATACCTGATAGATATAAATCACCGCCAACTTTCAATCCTTTTGGTAAATCATATATACTATGAGTCATATGTAA